GTTACCCCAATTCCTACGTTTCCTGAACTGTCTATACGCATTCTTTCTGTAGGTAATGTTCCTGTTGGTCTTGTATAAAAACCTAATGCACAGGCTGTATTATTATCAGTAGCATTTTCTTTAAATCCTTTTATTCCACCATAAAAAGCATAATCATCAACACCAGTTGCATACTTACCAATAAATACTATTTCTCCACCAACACCTGCTGCCATATTTGTTGAATCTGCTGCAAGAAACGAAGATGATGCAAAGTTTGCAGTATTATTTATAAAGGATTGTATTCTTGAACTTCCATAACCAGATGACCTACCTACTTTTACATTACCTGAACTGTCAATAGTCATTCTTGTGGCACTATTAGTAACATCTCTTATTTGAAATTTCTCACTATCTGACTGGTCAATTCTAATTACATATTCTTGTGCTGTTGTTTTTAATTTTAAAAAAGGGTCACCAGCACTATTATCTATAGTAATATCACCATTAGTAGTGATATCACCATCAAAAGTTCCGTTTCCTGTTACTGCAATTCCTTCACTTGTTGTTTCAAACTTTTTAGAGTTGTCGTAGTATAAATCTACACCTGCATTATTTGTAAATGTTGCAGCAGTTTTTGCAGTCGCATTAGTAGTAATTACAACTTGAGTTCCACTTGTATCAATATATAAATTCCCAGTTCCTAACTCTCTTATATAACTATTACTTCCATCGTGATATATTTTTAAATCGTTTCCCGTACCTAGACGAAGCTCTACATCATCATTAAAACGCATTTCGTTAAACACCTTAATTCTTTGTTCACCACCATCTATTTGCAGATAATTCTCTGTAGCACCAGTACCATCATCACAAAAGAATTTTATATCTCCATCATCTTGTAATTGATAAATACTAAGAGTGCCTGTATTGTTGTTTATAAAACCATTAGTGCCATTATGTTTAATAACTAAATCAGCACCATCTCCTAAATGTATTTCACTACTATCACTTAAATTTATATCATCGTTTGCACTAACATCAATGCTAGTTCCTCCTGTAGTATTACCATTAGCAAGTATTTCAGCTAAAGTATCTTGTCCTCCTACTTGAGTATCTACATAAGTTTTAATTGCTTTTGCAGAAGCTAATGTATCATCTGAAGCAGAAACACTTGTTAAATCAGTATCTAAAACTCCTGCTTTTAAATTATCAACTTCTAAATCACTAATAGTATTATTGTCTGCATCTATAGTTTTATTAGTTAATGTTTGTATATCTGTTAATTGAACAATATTACTGTTTGTAATACTAGCTATTTTTGTTGCTGTATCTGCATTCCCAGTAACATCACCTGTAAGGTCAGAAGTTACACTTGTAAATTGTACATTGCTAGTTGTTGTTAGTTGTTGGTTTATAGCTTTTACTGCTGAAATATTAGTAAGCTCATCATCCATTAATGCACCTGCACTTCTTACATTTGCAGTATCGGTAACATCAGCTCCTGCTTCAATACCATCTAATTTATTTCCATCAGTAGAAACATCTCTCCCATCTACTGTTCCTGAAAGTATTATATTACCTTCAAATGTAACATCTTGTGAAGTATCTATTGTAATTGCTAAATCTGTACCTGAACCTGTATAAAACTTTAATGTATCTATAGAATATAATTCAGCACCACCAGTACTAGTGATTAATCTAAAATCATAGTCGTCTGAATTAGGTGCTTTTAAATCTATATAACCACCTGAAGCTCCACCTACTTCTATTCTACCAAATCCAGAACCTTCAACACTTATTACATCATCTACATCTAATGTTCCGTCAATATCTACATTACCAGCAAAAGTTGCACCACTACTATTTATAACCAATGCATCAGTACCAGAGTTTGCAAATATTTTAAATATAGTTTGTGAGTTTGTATGGTCCTTAACACTAAAAGCACCACCATTTACTTGAACTCTAAAATCTTGGTTATCATCGCTATCTACAATTGATATTTGATTATTAGCTGCTTCAAAAATTCCTTTTGCAGCATTAATATTCCCAGTAAATGTTCCTGTAGTACCTGAAATAGTACCTCCTGTTACGTTACCTTCTAAATTAGAAACTAAAGTAGCTACAGCATATCCTGTTCCTCCTGTGTTTACTGTTGTAGTAGGTTCTTCTTGTAGATCTTTGAATAAATGAAATTTAGTATCTGAAGCACTTCTATAAAGTCCAGCATATAAATCCTGGGATCCTGAAGTATCATATAAACCATAAAATCCTAGATCAACAAGATCAGAAGTATTGTTATCATTACCTACAATAATTAGTGGATCCTTGACACTTAATGTGTCAGTATCCACAGTAGTAGTAGTTCCTTCAACAAGTAAATTACCAGTTACAGTTAAATCTCCTCCTATTTTAGAATTACCTGCAACCTGAAATGTGGTAGTAGGTGAAACACCTATACCTATTCTACTTGTTGATATATATAAAGGTGTATTTGTACCAACACCATCTGTAATCTGTTTCGCACTAGATGTTATGATTCCATTGTCAGTTGCTTTTAAAAGCGAATCATAAGTATCAGATATTCTAGTTCCTGTTAAAGTAGCTCCCATAAATATCTATTTATTTTTGTTGTTTTGTTTATTAAGTATTTTATCAATAAATACTTTTAATTTAACCACATTCTCCTGTTTAGGTTTATAAGTATTTTTTTTACTTATCATAAAACCCATCCATTAAAGTTTTCATTCTTATCAGGATACATACCGTCTTCATTAACATCATTATATTCCGGATATGAATTATTGTTATTATCCATATAATCTAAAAATCTTCTAACATAAAACTCTGCTTTATCTCTAGAGCTATCTACTAAAGATTTAATTTCTTGCATCGAAGGAGTCTCTGAGGACTCACTTCGATGTCTGAAAACTCCTCCATTACTTACTTGATATGAGGCAAACATATAATAATCACTTTGAGCAAACCATATTAACATAGGTGTTAGGTAGTCATTTAGTAGTGTTTTATATACTGCATTGCCAGCATCATCTATAGTATCATTTACTATTAATGTAGATATTTTATCGTATAATTTAGTTCCTAAATAATTCTGAATATGAATGTCCTGAGCCACTTCAATAAATTGAATGAATTTATCAGCATCAACAGCACCTCCAATTATGGATTTTCTTCTTAGATCATTAGTCGTTATGAATAGTGCTTTCATCTTTTTTCTTTTTAAATATTGATTTAACTCTTTCTATTGCAGACAACTTTTCTCCAGTCTCTTCTTCTCTCTTGATTTTAGTTTGAATGTTATCAAGCTCAGTAAATTCAATTGGTTGAAGAGTAACAAAATAAAGATTTAAGTATATTCCGTTGAATTCTAAAATCTTATTAAAGCATTCTAAGAGCTGTTCTTGGAACGGTCTAATGACTATGTTATCCATAAGAATAGAAGCCGTTCTAAGCTCTTCTGCGTTATTCCCAAAGCCTGTATTGTCTTTAATTCCAAGTAATATTGGTGATACAATTCTGTGGCCCAACATTATCTTTTCTCTAGCTTCATCTGCTAAGAATTGATATTGTGCGTGAGCATCCGGTAAATGTATAGGTTCTATGTCCGCTTTTCTTTCTGGATCCTCATTAAACGCTAATATGAATTTACCTGAATTAGATGTTCCTCCAAATTTATCCTGGATCTTACCCTCTATTAATTGCTGAGCTTCTTCATCTGGAACACCATTATTAAAGTTAATAAGTAAACTTGGCTGTAAACCATTCTTAATATTATTAATGTGATAATTAGATACTTCTTCTTCTAAAGAAGAATATTGTAATGATCCGTGATAATCAACTGGAGCATAATAATAAAATCCAGATCTATAAGGTTTAATGACGTAAAGCTCTCTGTATTCGCTTTTACTTCCATATCCAAAAGCAGGAATTCTTTTAGGTTTATCGCTAGTTTTTATATCAACCCATTTAGGATGATAGTAGTAAGCTTTTATTTGTCCTTTGTCAGCTTTCTCAGCTCTAATAGTTTCCATTGGAAAATGAGTAACGCTAGTTATAGCTGTTTTATTTTTATTGTAAACTATCTGCATTGCAGCTTGGCCAAGTAATTTATAATCGTTTACTATTCTTTTTACTTGATCTCCCTTTACAAGATCTTTCATTCTAGCGTACATCTCAGGCTTTTCCTCATTGTCTGTAGCATCTATACCTCTACCGTAGATCATATCTACAATACCATTTATACAACAAGAATTTGTTGGACTACTTAAGTAAAGGTTTATTAAGTTGTCAAAATAATCATTGTTCTCTCCGTAGGTTACCCATTCCTTATTGTAATGTTCTTTTATTTCTGGCGTGGTATAACCTTGTAGATTAACAACTCTAATATTATTTTTATATGTTTTTTTTCTACTCATATTATATTGTTATGTATTTCTGTCCTGAAGGCGAAGCAGTATGCTCATCGTATTTACCTGTATTCAATGTGTGTGGAATAGTTCTATCGGTTTGAGCTGTACAATATGCTTTATCTCTGTACAATAAACTACCTGCTCTTGTTACTTCTATATAATACATTTTACCTTCAGATAAAATACTAAAAGTACAAGGTATTTCTATAAAGTTGCCACTATATGTTGCTGTTAAGCTTGTTAGTGTTTCTGTTTTTCTAGTACCGTCTTCTGTAATTTTTAATTGTACATTACTATCTTCTGCATAAGATCTAGGTACAATTTTAATTGTTTGAGAAGTCGACACTGGTAATAGTATTATCATATATAGTTAATCAAAAAAAACCTATTTTGTTTTAAACAAAAAAGCCCCACTAAAAAAGTGAGGCTTTTCATAAATTAAGGATTGATTAGTTTCCTCCTCCAGGTATTCCTGATGGATCATCATCAACATCTACGTCAGTAGCAACTCCAGGTGTAACTGTAATTGTACTTGCATCTCCTAAAGTTAATTGAATGTCTGTTTCAGCAGTAACTGAAATAAAATTAGCAGGTTGTCTTTCTTGAGCAGATAAAGTTAAACTGTATCCACTTAGATCTCCCATTGCAGATCCAGTAGAGATAGTTCCACCAGTTACATCAGCTCCGTGTTCATTACCTACATAGAAATAATTATCGTTATTATCTTTTACGATAATGTGTGGTCTTCCAAAAGACAATAATTTAATTTCTTTATGGTCTTTTAATGTTAATTTAGGTAAAACTAATGTTAGAACTTGCTCAAAAAATGTTCCTCCAGTATCAGTAGAAGAGTTAATTGTTTGCTCTAAATTAGAATTGCCTTTAAGATCGTATCTGTAAGCAGTAAGGCCAGATCCAAGTCCATCAATTTCATCTGTATTGGTACTGTCATAAACAACATCAGTTGTCCCGTAGTTGATGAAATAAACGGCTTTTATACCTCCTACTGAGTCTTTACACGGTCTTTGTCTTCCTTGTGTTAAATCGCAACTCATATTATTATTTTTTTATATTAAAAAGGCGGCGTTAACCGCCCTTTTGTTAAACATTTATTTTATCTATTATGCTAATGTAAGCAATGCTAGGTCACTTCCGATTCCATATTGTACGCCACTTGTAAACCTCATAACTATTCTTACGTTTTGAGATCCATCAAGATCAGCCATATCAATAACTTTTACTTCGTTGTGGTCAGATAAAAGACCTGTTCCGAAGAATAAGTTAGATTTTTCACCTGCAACAATGTGGTCAGATGGCATACCTGGAGTATAAACAACTT